CTTCTTCTCCGAGCCTGTGGATTGTGACCACTGCGGGATGGAGACACACGGATACGTCTACGAGCGTATGCAGTCGATCATATGCTCCAAGTGCCGTGAGCCGCTGCTGGTGATCGAGGATAAGCCGACTATGGTTATCACGTTTGACGATGGGGCTGAGTGGGAGTACGACGATGACTGCTAAGACACCTGACGAGGTGATCAACAAGTTTCTGGAGCGCGTGGCGTCTGGCGAGGCAGTGAGCAAGGTGTGCAAGGATAAGTCTATGCCGAGCTGGGTGACTATCAGCAGGCGCATAGCGGCTGATCCAGCGTTTGAGGTGCAGTATCGTCTGGCTCTAGAGTTCAGGGGTATGGTGCTCGCAGATCAACTAGACGAGATCAAGCGTGGCGCAATGACGGGGCAGATCGACCCGCAAAGCGGCAGGCTGGCTGCTGACATCCTGAAGTGGCAGGCGGCTCGTATGACGCCGAAGATGTACGGCGACAGACAGCAGATAGATGTGGCAGCGTCGGACGGTGGCAGCTATCTGGACGTCCTGCAAACAGTGAACCAAGCAATCGCCGAGAAGGCAGCAAAGCGGATAGCTGATAGCAGAGAGAACACACAAGTGGATGAAGTACGCGCACGCGCGACCGAAGTTAACCAGATTTCAGTTAACAATGATCTGCCTAAAAAGCAGGCAAACAGCACAAAAAAAGGTAAAAAGTTATCCACAGGCAACTAAGTCATTGTATTTGCACGATACGCGTTGCGCATAATTAACGTTATGCGACATTTCTGCAAAACATGCTCAAAGTTAACCAGATTTTCGTTACCCCCCCCGTCAACTCAGGGCAGGGGGCGGGTAAAAAAATATATACACCCACACCACCCCTACCCTACCCCCGTTAACGGAGGCCGCGCATGACCGACACCAAGCTAACCGCCGAAACCATAGCCGCCCTGCGCGCCGACCCCTGCCTGTTTGTCGAGACGATCCTTGGAGCCACCCCCCAAGTTTGGCAGAGGAAGGCGTTACAAGCCATTGCCGCGAATGACAGGGTTGCCATTAAGTCCGGCCACGGCGTGGGCAAGACGGCCTTCGAGAGCTGGGTCGTGCTTTGGTGGCTTATGACGCATTACCCGTGCAAGGTGGCGGTGACGGCGAACAGCGCGCACCAGCTATCGGACGTACTGTGGACGGAGATCGACCGCTGGGCACGCAACATGCCGCCCGCGTTTAAGGGGTTGCTGGATTTCAAGTCGGACAAGATTGCCCTCAAGGGTGCGTCTGACAGCTTTGCGGTGGCGCGTACCAGCCGCAGGGAGAACCCCGAGAGCTTGGCGGGCTTTCACAGCCCCCACATGCTGTTTGTGGTCGAGGAGGCGTCTGGCATACCCGCGATTATCTTTGAGACGGCCAGCGGCGCGTTAAGTACCCCCGGTGCGAAGATTATCATGTGCGGCAACCCCACCAGAACCGACGGCTATTTTTACGACGCGTTCCACAATGACCGCGAGAAGTGGCACTGCATTACGGTGTCGTGCGAGGAAGGCGAGTACGTCGACCCCAAGTTTATCCGCGAAATGGCCGAGAAGTATGGCGGGGAAAGCAACGTATACCGCGTGCGCGTCTTGGGCGAGTTTCCGACGCAATCCGACGACGTGTTGTTGCCGCTGCATCTGGTTGAGGATGCGGTCAAACGTGACGTTGAGGCTGCGCCTACGACGCCGGTTGTTTGGGGCTTGGACGTCGCGCGGTTTGGTTCCGACAGGTCGGCGTTGTGCAAGCGTCAGGGCAATGTGATGATTGAGCCCATCAAGACGTGGCAGAATAAGGATTTGATGGAGATGGCCGGTATTATATTGGCCGAGCACGACGCCGTGCCGTACAAGATGCGCCCGCAGGCCATCTATGTGGACGCCATTGGCTTGGGCGCCGGACTGGCTGACCGCCTGCGCGAGCTGGATTTGCCTGCGGTTGCCGTGTCTGTGTCTGAGACTGCGTCGCTGAAGGATCGGTTTAACCGGCTGCGCGACGAAATTTACTGGAACGCCCGCGAGTGGTTTGAGGCGCGCGACGTCAAGATGCCGCAGGACGACACGTTGATTTCGGAGCTGACGTCGATCCGGTATAAGTATTTGTCGACCGGCAAGCTGAAGATTGAGAGCAAGGATGAGATGAAGCGACGCGGGCAGAGGTCGCCTGACACGGCCGACGCGTTTGCCCTGACCTTCGCCCATCAGGGTGCGGTTGCCGGTGGCTACTCAAAGGGTTATAATTCAAATCGCATGATGAAACCCAACACTGGCTGGATTGTTTAATGGCACCATATGAATACGGGCGAACAGCCGAGGCCGAGCGCGGCCTGTTGGGTCTTTTGGCCAACGCGTTTACCCCTGTGCGGCGTCCCGTCGTAACCCCAGCCGAGACCACCTATATGGAGGCCGACGGCGCGCTTTATCCGCAATATCAGGCCGGCGTCTACGGAGACCCTGAGTTTGGGTTTGAGTACATGCCTGCGTACCGCGCCATTTCTGGATTACTGTCAGACCCTGAGGCGGCTGTCGATGCCGCTTCCGCTATGCCTGAGGCAATGCGTCAGGCGGCTAATCAGCAGATTGCGGCTGGCTTAGACGTCGCTGGCGGTGGGTCGGGTGATCTTGTTGACGCCGCCGGAAATCCTATCAGTTATGACCCACTAGCCGTCTCCGCACCACTTGCGCCTGCGGGTATTGCCGCAGCTAAGGCTGGCGGCGCAACCCTTGGCGCTATGGGTGGCCGCGTAAAGCCTCCAACAAAGACTGAACTAGACCCTATGGGGTACAGCAAGATAAAGCTCGACGAGCCTTTGGCTGAAATGCAGTATGACTTTGAGCCTATGAGCCTGCTTTTTCCAGATAGAAAAATTGTCAAACCAGAAAGCCTGCTTGGAAAAGTTGCGTTGTTTGGCGCTGGCGACAGAAGCGGAGTTGGCACCCTTAAAAGTTTGTCTGGTCAGGTCTTTGATGAGCCGGTATCTGCTTTGGGGGGCAGGGATTACCAGCTTGCAACGCCATATGCTTGGGCGTCAGACGAGGGTGTTATATCAGGGCTTTTGGCTCGCGCTAAAAAGGCTCAAGAAGAAACTGGCATAGAAGATGTTGTTTTGGCTCATTCCACAATGAACCCGACAGCCGTTGACTTTACTGACTTTAATTCAGCAGCAGTGGCTGAGATGTTAAAAACATCAAAAATAACTAAAAAAGATGCAAAGCAATTTGATGATGAAATAAAAAAATCTTTTCCTAGCTTCCCCGGTGTAAAGTCGCCCAAGTTTAGGGAATGGATGAAGTCGCAAAAATCTGGCAAAACTAGAGCAACGATAATCAAGGAAATGGACAAAGACTTATGGCGGTCTAAGGGTTTCCCGATGGTTGGTAAAGCCAGATACGCTTTAACGGAAAAGGCGCAGCAAAATGTGCCAACATTCCAAACTGGTTTGTCTTTTATCCCGATTGATGTTGCTGGTGGAGCTGTTAAAAGCCCTATAATGCCCCACTCAACATATAGCACCGCTATGCGCCGCGCTGGCGATCCTGTGCAGCTTTCGGGAACAATACCAAATGAGATTTTTTATAGAGATTTCTTTAAAACCCTTGAAGGGGCGACAACAAAGTCTGGCGCGCCACAACCTGCGAGCATGAAACAGTATACTACAAGACTGAACAACCCTTATCAGATTGTTGACCAAGAGCTTGTTGATACTATGTCTGGCCTGTTAGGGTACTAAAATGAACTCTGGCGGATTTGTTTCTTGGTCGATGCCGATAGCCTCACACAAAAGAGCATCCAAGCCTATTAACTTTTGCTTGTGGTCTGTTGTTGGGTCAGCGGTTTCTAAGTGCGCCGCAACTGTCAAAATTATTCTCTCTCTTTTATCTTGTGCGTTCATAACGTGATCCCTTAGTTAAAAATGAATTGTACTACATATATCGAAACAATAGCAAAGGTTAAATAATGGCACCCCGAGCCCCAAAAGACCCGCGCCTAGCCAAAGCAGGCGTCTCCGGTTACAATCAACCGAGGCGCACCCCCTCGCACCCGACCAAGTCGCACGTCGTTGTGGCGAAGTCTGGCGATCAGATTAAGACGATCCGCTTCGGTCAGCAGGGCGTGAGTGGCTCGCCAAGTCGAAAAGGTGAAAGCTCATCCGACGCGGCGCGACGCAAGAGCTTCAAGGCGCGTCACGCGCAGAACATAGCCAAGGGCAAGATGTCTGCGGCGTATTGGGCTAACAAGGAGAAGTGGTAGTGTCGCTCTACCAGAATATCGCAAACAAGCGCGCCAGAATTAAGGCTGGGTCAGGCGAGAAAATGCGCAAACCCGGCGCTAAAGGCGCACCAACTGCGGCAGCGTTCAAGGCCGCCGCCAAAACCGCAAAGAAAAAGAAAGTGTCAAAAGCATGAAAGTATGTCCAGACTGCCCATATCGCGGGCGTTGCGCAGACAAGCAGCGCTGTATTCAGGGTAAAAATCCCTTGCCGCTACCAGAGCCCGTGCCTGACTTCCCCCAAAATGTTTTGACAAGCTCGGGCGACAAGCCGACCAAGCGCGTCGAAGCTCCGTCAATTTTCAAAAAGAAAGTTAAAAAAGATGATCAATAAAAAATACGGAACCGCCGACCCGAAGCACGCGATGAATACTGAGCTGACAGGCCCGTCAACAATGAAGCTGACGCCGCCAACTACGCTGCCAAAGCGTTCACCAGTTCGGGCGCAAAAGATGGTCAACCAAATCCTTGGCAAATATTCAGAAGCCAAGTAATGCGGTTGAATTTTATGCGTGCACAGCGCCGCCGCACCTTGACTTCTGAGGTTCCGGTGGTGTCTGGCACGGATTTATGCGATAATGAGCCTCAGTCGACGTTGACGGACAAGCCAAAACGTGCGCCAAAGAAACGCGCAAGGGGTGTAAAAACCAATGCCAAAAAAAATGGATGACATTGAACTCAGCTCGGCGTTGTCGAGCGAGATCAGCGATGCCCTTAATTATTTCGACAGCGAGTACAGCCAAGACCGCTTGCGCGCTATGGATTTCTATATGGGCGAGCCATTTGGCAACGAGGTCGACGGCCGCTCTCAGGTTGTTGCTACCGAGATGGCCGACACCATTGAGGCCGCTATGCCCAACATTATGCGGGTGTTCTTTTCGTCTGACGAATATGTCAGGTTTAGCCCGCGCACTGCCGAAGACGTTGAGCCGGCACAGCAGGCTACGGATTACGTCAATTATGTAATCCAGTCGCAAAATGACGGGTATAAATTATTTCACACTTGGTTCAAAGATGCGTTCATGTTCCGGCTGGGCGTCATCAAGTATTTTTGGGAAACCGAAAAAGAGGTTGAGGAGGAAAGCTACAGCGGGCTGAATGAGGCTGAACTGGCTTTGCTGCTTGAAGACCCAGACGTTGAGATCGTTGAGCAGACCGAGACTGTGGTTAACAGCTACACCGACGAGGAAAGCGGCGAGCTGGTCGAGCTGGAAAGCGAATACGACCTGACTGTGCGCGTGACCCGCGAGAGTGGCCGCATCAAGGTTATCAACATCCCCTCAGAGGAGTTCTTGGTATCGCGCCGCGCCGTGTCGCTTGAGGACGCCAACTTTATGGCTCACCGCACCACCCTGACTATTTCTGACTTGGTGTCTATGGGTTACGACTACGATGAGGTTGAGGAGTTTGCCGGATCAGGCGACTTGGACATTGACCGCGAGAAGTCAACGCGCTTCCAAGATTTAGAGAGTGCCGCACGCACAGAGCCAGCAGACCCATCACTGCGCGAAGTGCCTTACTACGAGTGCATCGTCAAGATGGACGTTGACGGCGACGGCATTGCCGAGCGCCGCCGCATTTGTGCGATTGGCCCTGAAGGGCAGCACATCCTGCACAACGAGCCGTTCGATCATGTGCCGTTTGCGTGCGTCACGCCTATTTTGATGCCGCACCGCCTAATCGGCCGCAGCATTTACGACATGACTGAGGATTTGCAGGTCATCAAGTCTACCTTGATGCGCCAGTACCTCGACAGTGTCTACTCGTCGACCTTGCCGCGTATGGTTGCGGTTGAGGGTCAGGTTAATATGGATGACTTGCTGTCTGGCTCCGCTGGCTCAGTAATCCGTGCACGCCAGCCTGGTATGTTGCAGCCGATTACCGGCGCATCAGTCGGCGGGGAAATCCGGCCTCTTATGGATTACCTAGACACCGTAAAAGAGACCCGCACAGGCCTCTCTAGGGCGTCTCAAGGCCTCGACGCTAACAGTCTACAGTCAAGCACCGCAAGCGCCGTCAGCGCGACTGTACGCGGCGCGCAGGTTAAGTTGGAGAGCTACTGTCGCACATTTGCCGAGACAGGCGTTAAAGATTTGTTCCGTGGTATTTTGCATCTAGTAACCAAGCACGACAACAAAGAGAAAATCATCCGCCTTCGCAACAAGTTTGTTCCGCTGAACCCTGCCGAGTGGAAGTCTCAGTTTGACACGATTGTGCAGGTTGGGTTGGGCACGACTGACGATGAAACCAAGATTGCGTTTTTGACGCAGATTGCAGCCAAGCAAGAGCAAATCCTGATGCAGCTAGGGCCTGATAACCCAGCCGTGTCTATGGATCAATATATTTCGACCTTGCGCTCTATTGCTGAGATTGGTGGCTTCAAGGATGCCGACTTGTATTTCAGCTCGCCTGAAGTGATCAAGCAGAAGATGGCTGAGGCGCAGGCCAAGGCAAGCCAAGAGCAGCAGCAGCCGTCGCCTGAGCAGCAAATGCTTCAGATGCAGATGCAGCTTGAGCAGCAAAAGGCGCAGGCACAGATTGAGCTTGAGCGTGAAAAGGCTATGGCCAAGCTGGAGCTGGAGCGCGAGAAGTTCCAAGCAGAAATGCAGATGGAGCGCGAGAAGATGGTCGTGGAGACCGAGCTGCGCCAGCAAGAGCTTCAGGCCGAGGCTGAGTTGCGCGTCGCCAAGGCTGTGACTGATGCACAGATTTCAACTAACCTGCCGAGGGTATAGATATGGCTAAAGTTAACAAGATGATGCCGCCACGCAACACGACCATTCGCGGTCAGGATCACCTGCTGGCCTATATTACGCCAGAAGAAGCGCAGCTTTTGATGGACAATGGCGGTGCCGGCAAACCAGGGCCGATGGGTATTCCTGCGTTTTACAGCGACGAAGACGACGCTTTCGCTGGCGAGGCTATGAGTTCTTACGAAAGCGACTATGGTGGCAATGATAGCTACAACGACGACAGCGCTGGCTATGATTACTCTGACTTTTACCAAGAAACTCCAAGTCAATATGGCGGCGCAAGCGACTATAGTTTGATGGGTGAGGCTCCTGCCGTAAATCAATACGACACTACGGTTGAGCAACTAATGCAGCTCAACAAAGATTTGCAGAACCTGTCCAGACGCGAAAAGATAGCTGTAGACAGAATGAACTCGCCAATGTCTCTGTTGCCGCTTGTGGGGTTGGGTAACTATCTTGGCCTGCAAAATGTTAGAAATCTTGCAGGCGCTATGGGCGGCAACCCCCCGGGATTTTTCTCTAGCCTTGGATTTGGTGACAGAAACGCAAATAAGTTTGGTGGGCTAGACCCATCTGCGTTGGCCGCATTGCAAAGTAATGTGATAAGAGACAAGTCTGGTAACCCTGTTGCGTTTACAGATGAATACGGAAACGTGAAATATGGCACAGACCCTAATGCTGATTACGGCGGCCGCGACGGATACGAAGAAGTCAAGCCAGTAGACCCAGAGACCGGCCAGTGTGAAGATGGCTATATATTTGATGAGGACTTGCAGGCTTGCCGGCTTGATACCGGCACAGCCGCTGGCACAGGCGGCGGCACCGTTGCAACCCCGACAACCGGCGGTTACGCACAGATGGGATTGCTTGATATGGCGCCAACAGGCTTGCCGCAATTCCAACAGCAGTACGGCGCAGGCTTTGGAACGCCGTCACAATTTGCGGCGGCAAACACGGACTTCCGCAGACGCGGGGCAGTAATGCCAGCATACCCTGGTTACACATTGTTAAGTTAGGACACTTATGGACGAAGGCAAGGCGAGGGAAAAGCAGGTAAGAGCAGAAAAGGCTGAGGCCATACTGCGAAATGACCTGTTTAACGAGGCGTTTGCATATCTCGACGCGCAGTTTTTGGATGCGTGGCGGCAGAGTGACGTCGCCGACGTCGAGAACCGCGAGAGGATTTACCAATTAACCCAAAGTCTTGCGACTTTAAAGGGGTATTTCCAAAGTGTGGTCGAGGATGGTAAGTTAGCGCAAGTGCAGCTTGATGATTTCAAGCGGCGAGTGTCAATTAACAAAAGGTGACTTTAAATGTCCGATACCTCTAATGAGACCGGCCCGATTTCAATGAATGATGCAATTAGCCTTCTGAGCAATCCCTCCGAGGATACTGCGACAGATGAGCGAGCCGAGGTTCAAGCAGAACCTCAACAGCCCGAAGCCGAG